AAATTAATCCCTCTTCAATCAAACTCATTTACTGAATGCAAAAGCGAAATAAAGTTACTTGAAGCTGGTTTACATGGTAATCCTGCAATAGTTAGTGATGTACTACCTTATAACATATTACCAAAAGAAACTGCAATATTTTTAAATAATAGTGATATAAATGGTTGGTACAAGGCAATAAGAAACCTAAGCAAAGATGAATCAATGAGAAAGGAATATGCAGAAAGTTTACAAAAATATATTGAAAAACATTATAACATAAACAAATGGACAAAAGTAAGAAAACAGATATTAAAATCGGTATTGGCGTAACAACAACTCCAAATCGTAAAGAGTATGTTGATAGGTGGCTAAATTACTTTGAGAAACATAAACCTAAAAACTATCATTTACATATTCACGAAGATGTAAACTACAAAGGTGTTGCATACTCAAAAAATCAAAACTTATATACTTTAAGGGACTGCGACTTTATTTTCTTATTTGATGATGACTGTTATCCATTTGAAAATAACTGGGCTGAATATTTTATTAATTCAGGATACAATCATTTACTATACTTAGAGCCTAGTCATAATTTAAAAGCTAAAATAAATGATTTAGAGATATATCGAGATTGTGGTGGTGTATTTATATACCTAACAAAAGAAGTATTAAATAAAGTAGGTTATTTTAATTCAGAGTATGGGCAGTATGGATTTGAACACGCTGGTTATTCAAACAGAATTTACAAAGCAGGATTAACCAATGCTCCTTACCAACAATTAACAGGAACTGATAAATACATTTGCGCCTTAGATTATATTATTGAACACAAATCAAGTATTCCTGAATATAAAAAAGGAAAGTTAATTGAAGAAAATCGAAAAGTATTTATAAAGGAATTGCAAAGTGAAAAAATCTTTTATAACTTTGAAGAGTGAACGAACACATACTTTTTAAACTAGCAACTCGCAGCAGACCACAAAAGGCAAAAAAAGCAATTGAGAATATCATAATGCTTTGTAATTCAATGAATTACACTATTTTAGTTAGTATTGATGAAGATGATGAAAGTATGTTTGGTTTTAGTTATCCTGATGACAATGTATTCATATCAAGAGGAACTTCAAAAAACAAAATTGATGCTATAAATAGAGACATGGATATTTTTGAAGGTTGGGACATTTTAATCAATACTTCAGATGACATGGTATTTGAAATTAAAGGATTTGACAATATAATTAGGCAAGATTTTAAAGGAAACTACGATCAGGTTCTTCATTATTCAGATGGCAATCAACACGCAAACATTATGACAATGAGTATAATGGGATTTGATTATTATAATCGCTTTGGTTACATTTATCATCCTGACTATAAGTCTTTATGGTGTGATTGTGAAGCTACTGAAGTAGCACATCTACTTGGTAAATATGAGTACATGGGAGATAAAAAAGTATTATTTACTCATAGGCATCCTGCATGGGGATTATCTGAATACGATGAACAATACAGAAAGACTGAAAGTCAAGAAATGTGGAACACAGACTATAATTTGTTTAAATATAGAAAGTCAGAAGATTATTTTTTACCTAAACATTTAATTATCAATAAACCTAAATACAATAATGTATAGTCAAAATAACGAAGAACAAATTATATTAGAATACTTTAAAGATTTTAAAGGTAATTTATTAGATATTGGAGCAAATGATGGAATTACTTTTTCTAATAGTAGAAAACTTTTAGAATTAGGTTGGAGTGGTGAACTAGTTGAACCAGCAGATATACCTTATTCAAAATTAAAAGAGCTTTATAAAAATAATAAAAAAGTTAAGATACATAAAGTAGCTATTTCAGATTTAAGGGGCGAACTAACTTTTTATTCAAGTGGAGAGCATGTAGGTAATGGAGATAGTGATTTACTTTCTACTCTTTCAATAGTTGATAAACAAAAATGGGAAAATACAACAGTATATCAAGAAAGTAAAGTTCATTCATTAAAATGGTTAGATTTTTATAATTGGCAAGTTTATGATTTTATAAACATAGATGCTGAAGGTTTTGATTTAAGCATCTTAAAACAAATGGATTTAAAAGAATTGGGATGTAAATGTTTATGTATTGAACACAATGGACATCAATATAATGATATGATAAGAGAATTAAGAAAATATAATTATAAAACTCTTTTAGTAAATAACGAAAATTTAATAGTAGCAATATAATGGGAATAACAGATTTTAGTTTAACTCTTTTAAATAAGTATGTTAAAGAAAATAGTAGAGTTTTAGAACTTGGAGCGCAAAATTTATATTCATGTGAATGGGAAGGTGCACCTTATGCTGATAAATATTATCATAAAAAAGCATGTGAATATAATTGTTTAGATTTAAACAAAGAGAATAACTCATTAGAACTTGACTTAGCAACAAAACTAAGTTTAGATAAATTTGATATAGTTACTGACTTTGGAACAAGTGAACATGTTGGAATAAATGGAAAACATGATCCTAAAGCATTTTATAATTGTTGGTTAAATAAACATAACGCTTGTAAAATTGGTGAGCTTATAATAAGTGAAAATCCAAAAACAGGTAATTGGCCAGGTCATGGGTTTAATTATGTTACTGAAGATTTTTATAAACAATTATCCGAAGCTAATGGATATGAAATACTTGAAATAGGTGAGCATCCTGCAATGAATAATACAAATGATGGATGGAATATTTATTGTGTACTTCGTAAAACTCAAGAAAAGTTTATGACATTAACTAACTTTAAAAAATTACCATTTTATACTGCATGATACTTTCAATACTTATTCCTACAGTTCCGCAAAGAGCTAATTTATTTTTTGAGTTACATACTGAAATTAATAAACAACTAGAATTATGTAATGGGTTTGGAATTGTAGAAGTAATAAGTGATGATTCACCAGTTGGAACTAAAACAACAGGTAAAAAGAGAAATGATTTATTAAATGCAGCAAAAGGAAAATATGTTTGGTTTGTGGATGATGATGATATGATACTACCAAACGCAATTAATTTAGTTTTAGCAGCTTTAGAAAAAGAACCTGATGCTTTAGCAATTAATGGATTTATGACTACAAATGGTAGGGATAAAAGAACATGGTATATTTCAAAAGATAATCCTTACATAACAGATTACTCAAGTGGTCAAGAAGTTTATTTGAGATCTACAAATCACATAACACCAATAAAAAGAGAAATAGCAAAGAGTATAAAGTTTGAAGATAAAAGCAACTTTGAAGATTATGCTTTCTGCATGGAACTAAAAAAATTTAATTTAATAAAAACAGAAGTAGAAATAAAAGAACCTATTTACCATTATAGATATATAGATTATGATAAACTTTACTGAATGTGCAATAATATGCTTTGCAAATAGCAGTTATTCTAATGGAGCGCAAAGATTAAGACAAAGCGTAACCGAACATAATTTCAAAGGCGAACTTTTTATTTTTACAGATGAAACGCAAGTACCTTGTCCGTCTCATTCACAAAATCCTTATGCTTTTAAAACTTTTATATTTGAAAGAGTTAAAAATTTAGGATATAAAAAAATACTTTGGGTTGATTCGTCTGTTTACTTAATTAAGAATATTGATTACATATTTGAATTAATTCACAAAGACGGTTATTTAATGCAAGAAGCTGGTCATTATGTAGGAACATGGGCAAATGATAAATGTCTAAACTATTTTGGAATATTAAGAGACGAGGCAATGAATATGTTAATGTACGGAAACGCAGGTTTATTAGGTTTAAACTTTGAAAATGAAATAGCTATTGAATTTTTTAACAAATGGCATCAAGCATCAAAAGACGGAAAGTTTATTGGAAAATGGAATAATAATGATAAAACAGAAAGCGAAGATGAAAGATGCAAAGGTCATAGGCATGATATGACTTGCGGAAGTATAATAGCAAATAAACTTAAAATGAAATATCATTCAGGGCAAAATATATTAATGTATGGAGCACCCGAAGACAAACCATTAAATGAGACAATAGTATTTAAAGCACAAGGAATTAATTAATGTTACAACTTTTAGCAACTACATACATAATAGCAAAGTTCATTCCTAAACCTTTATGGTTACACAGAAAACCATTTACTTGTCCATTATGCTTAACTTATTGGAGTTTCTTAATTTATCAAATAATTAACTTTACTAACTATTTTGATTTATTGACTATTCCTTTTACCTTTGCATTAATAGCTTCACTCTTTGAACGAATTAACGATAGGTACTTATGACAGAAGAAATAAAGCAATCTTTGTTAAACTGGGAATCAATGGGAAAGAACTATTCACCTAACTTTAATTACACAGAATTAAACGAATTAGCAATTAAGTTAGGAAACAAACCTTTTAACTTAGGATGCAGTGAATGCAGAAGACAATTACTTGAATACTTATTAGCAACAATCAAAGATGGAACAAGTAAATAATCCTGAACACTACGGAGGTAAACAAAACACCTACGAAGCTATAAAAGTAATTGAAGCATGGGATTTAAACTTTCATTTAGGCAATGTAGTAAAATATATAAGCAGAGCAGGTAAGAAAGACAAAACTAAACTTAAAGAAGACCTCGAAAAAGCTAAATGGTATTTAGATAGATTTATTGGTACTTTATAAGTAAAAAATAAAGAAAATGGCATCAAATTCCGACATATTAAAAAAACAGATGCTTATAGCCTTAGAAAAGCATTTAAACGTTGTTTCTACAGCTTGTAAGGAAGTTGGTATAAATCGTGATACTCATTATGATTGGTTAAAGAAAGATAAAAACTATAAGAAAGCTGTAAAAGAGATTGACAATGTAGCTTTGGACTTTGCAGAATCAGCTTTGCACCAACAAATAAAAAAAGGCAATCCACTTTCTACTATGTTCTATTTAAAATGTAAAGCAAAGAAACGAGGTTACATAGAGCAGCAGGATGTGAAGATAACAGGAAACATGAAATTTAAAGCTGACTTTGGCGAAAGCAATACTATACAACCCACATCAGAATCAGAGGAAAATTCATAATGCAATAAATAACGGAACTGAAAAATACTATGTTATCAATATAGGTAGGCAGTTCGGTAAAACTTTATTAGCATTGAATCAAATGTTATTTTGGGCTTTAAACAATAAAGGCTGTAAAATAGCATGGATAAGTCCTGTTTATAAACAATCAAAGAAAGTATTTGAAGAAACGTTTAAGGCATTTGCTAAAAGAATGGAAATATACCGAAAGGTTAACCAGTCCGAGTTAATCATTGAATACATCACAGGATCAACAATTCAATTCTTTAGTGCAGAAAGATACGATAACATTCGAGGGTTTACGTTTGATTACTTAGTTTGCGATGAGTTTGCCTTTATGGATGAGAAGGCATGGACTGAAGTATTAAGAGCAACAGTTTTGGTAAAAGGTAAAAAGGTTCTTTTAATTTCAACTCCAAAAGGTAATC